TCAGATGTGTATAAGAGACAGTTATCGCACCGATTGTCGTGGCCGTCTTGCCAATGCCCATTTCGTCGTGCAGCCCGAAGCGGTCACGGTCAGCCATTAGGTCAGCGGCGTACGACTGGTAGTCGAATAGCGGTAGGTTCATTCCCCGGCCTTCCACCTGCGTATGATACATGCGAGTTGATTACCTAGCAGGTGTTTAGGCAAGTCGTTCTCGTACATCGTTGTCCAGTCGTGATCTAGGTACGATCCTATGTCACCTTGCCACGTGTGCCCGTCGCGGTGTACGTGAACGACTAGACAGTTCCGCCCACCGGCCAGCGTCATCGCTGCATGTAACTCCGGGGCGAAGCGGCAGTCTGGCACGATCAGCGTGATAGGCTTCTTCGCCGTGACGATCAGCCCGGCAGCGACGCGCAACCACATGTCGGAGAACACGTTAGCGCCAGCTTCGACGCGTCGCCGGTTCCCATGCTCGATGTACAACTGGCGAGGCGTCTTGCCGCCTAACGCCAGCATGGGCGTGTCCTTGTTTGCTTCAAAGTGTTCGAATGCCTGCTCGATATCGCCGTCGTACGGCTCCGTAAAGCCGGGGTAGCTGACCGTCGCTATGGCTTCCATCTTCATCGGCTTGGCGACTGAAAGCACTTGCGCGGGGTACAGCGCTGCGTACTGTTTGGTGATTTCGTCCTTGCCTACGCCTCGCGGGCCGTTCATAAGCACTACGCGTAGCATAGTTCTCGGCCCTTATCTGTCGTGGTGTACGGTAAGGGCCGCTCACTGCGCAGTATCTTGACGAGGCCGCGATGGTGTAGCCTAGCGACGCGGTTGACTTCGCCCGGCTGCATAACCGTGGCCGTCTTGCCGTCGCCTTCGATCAGCAGCGCGCGCTGCTTGTCTGACAGGACGCGCTGGCTCATAGCGGCCATACGCCCGGCCTTGGCTTCCATGCTACCGAAGTAGACAGGTTGGCGCAGGCTCCCATGCGGTACTCAAGCTGTTCCATGAACTCGACGCGACGGTGTTCCGGCACGTTGGCTATGTCGTCGCTTCCACCAGTAAACGACCGTACGAGCTTCTGACTTGCAAGCGTTCCGCCCGTGTTGTCAGCGTACTGCATACTGTCGTACTGGTCTAGCAGCGTTGGTACGTCTGTCCATTCCATGTCACGCCCCTGTGTCCGCTTTCTGATACGCCAGCTTGAACTCTACGTCGTTCTGCCGTAGCGGGTCAAGCGTGTGAAGCACGAAGTCAGCGCCGAACTTGGCAAGCATGGCGGCTTCGGCCCTATCGACCTTCTTGCCGCCGCGTTCACCCCTGAAATGCTGCCTGTCATGCGGGAATAGCTCGTCGGCGCGGGCAATGATGGCGCTATCGTCTGCGGCCTGCTTGCCCGGCACGTTCATCATCTTTTTCCACGACGCGGGCGGTATGGTTTCGATGACGATACGGCTGTACAGCGCCGCCATGTATATCAGCCCGACGCCGTAGCCGAACACGAAGCCTGCCGCTGCCCCTTGGCCGGTACGCCCGCCAACGGCTTCCATGACGACTAGCTCGACGCCCATCAACTCGTACGTGTCGAACATGTCGGCCAAGGCGAGGGCGTCAACACGCTTGCGCTTGCGCTTGCCGACGGCCTGATACCATACCGGCATGTCTTCCACGCTCACGAGACGGCGTGTGTCTGTACAGTACACGGCGAACGCGCCACTGCCGCCCGGATCGACGCCTAGCACGAGTGTCAATGCAGCCTCCCGCGCTGTCTGTCCTTCTCGACAAGCTGACGGACAGTACGTTCGTCAGCCATGACGACTTCGGACGCGACGATGCGCAGGTACGGACGGTCCTGTTCAGGCGTCTCGCCGTAGTCGATATCGCACACGATACCGACGAGCGCCAGCGGCAACTCGACTTCCTTGGACTTGCGTTCGAGCGCTTCAAGCACGGCGTCTTGCATCTGCGCGGGCAGATCGGCCAAGGTTTCGCACTCGATAGGCGCGCTGATGTACTGGACCAGTTCAAAGGTCCGTATGCCCGTGTGCTTCTTCATACCAGCACTCGCACAACATACATGACAGCACCGATAGCGATGAACGTCAGTACGATTTCAAACACCAGCTTCATGGCTTCACTCCGGTCTTCTCAAGCGCGTCTTGCAGCGCCCGCTTAGCGTTGCGCAGAACCTCGTACATGTTCTGCATGTGCGCCCTGCGACGCCTTGTGCGGTTCATGCGTTCCGTCCACAAGCGTATCTGCGTCTGGCAGTGCTGTACGTCCGTGTCGCACTCCGCTACAGCGGCGCGGTACGCCTCTTTGCGGTCCTCGAACTGCGCAAGATCAGTCGCGGCGTTCGTCTCGGATACGTGGTTCTGTAGGTCAATGCTGTCCGCGTATCCAATGTCGTCAGTCTGGTTCTCCGACATTGTGTTACCTCATTAGTGCTGAAATGACAAGGACCGCGATCATGATGATAACCGTGGCCGTTGCCGGTGATGGCTCTACGAACGGGGCGACGGCTTTTTGCGTCGCTTTAGCTGCCGCTCTATACGCACGGCCCGCTTCGCTCTGTCCCTTTGCAAGTAGCGCTGCAACTCCGAACGTACGGCCATGACGGTGCCTAGCCTTTTGTCTACGTATTCGCTTAGCTTCCACCATACCTCGTCCCTGTCCAGTTCGACTAGCTTGTGTCGCTCGTCTAGCAGCGGCTCAATATCGGCGTACTCGACGCCGAGGTTTATAGCTAGTTGCCTTGGGCTTTCCTGTAGCGCGTGGCATATCCGTACGAGAAACGTGTCGTTCACGTTCGGCTGTCTCACATTCAGGAGCTTCATCGTCACTGTCCCATGCCTTACCGCAAGGTATGCAGCGGTAAGACCCGTCAGCGTACCGTATCGCTTTGCACGTCATTGCGCTTCTCCAAGTCCACCACGACGCGCTTACCTTCTGTGATGAAATGGGCTGTCTTGCGCTTGGCGCGGACCGTCAGGACGCCCGACGCGCTCAAGGCAAGGGTGGATACCGAAGACAGCAGAAGGGCCGTCAGCGGCCCTCCTACGCCCGTGTAGACGCCGCTCACGATACGGCCATCTGTTCGGTGCCGTCGAGCGCGGCGAGGGCTTCAAGCAGCCCGTTCACGTCCTCGACAATCTGTTCGCGCAGCGTGTGGTACTGATCGCCGTCCGGCACGAACGCGTTCTTGGCGTTGAGCCAGTTGTTGTACGTGGCGCGCGACACGCCGAGCCGCGCGGACATGTCAGTGTCCTTGACGGCGCTGTGATCTTTCAGTAGTTGCAGCACACGCGGGTCAACGGCGTTCTCGACCTTGGCGGGCGTCGCTTCCTTCTTGGGCTTGGCGGGCTTAGCCGCCTTCGGCTTCGAGGCGGTCGCTTCGTTGACGAGGTTGTACAGGTGTTCCGCCGTGTCGTCGCCATGATCGAGGGTGGCCATCTGGACCACGTTGTAGTCTTCGGTTTCGAGGCCAAGGCGTGCAAGCGCACCGGCAGCGAGAATTTCGTCGTCTTCGCATACCAGTTCAATGTCGCTGTACACTTCGCTCACGTCGAAGCCTTCGCCAACGTGCTGCTTGATCTTCGCTGCAATCTCGGTCAGCGTTTCGTTTCCGTCGCTCATGGGTTTCTCCTGTGTCTGGTTCATGTGCTGCTCGAAATAGATTTCTACATCGGCGGATACGATACCGGCGTTCGACAGCACTTGAGCGGGGGTCTTGTTGTACGACAGTTGCTTGAACACTTCCTTGCCGACGCTTTCGGCAAGACGCTGGATAGCGCCTTCTGCCCAAAGCTGCGTGTCTATGGTATTGCGGCCAAGCCAGTCGGCAGACAGGTGCGTCTCGAACGGTTCAAGCAGTTTCTCGACTTCATCATCAAGGCCGCTGCCGTACTCGTCCTGTGACGCCTTGATGAAGTCTTCGTCGGCGTCCTGTCCGTCCACTTCGCCAACATCTTCGTATTCACCGTTCATCAACACGTACATGTCGTACGCGTCTTGCAGCTTCGGCAGCACGTCGTTCGCAACGCGCATCTTGACGCGGTACTCGACTTCGCCCGCAACAGCTTTAAGCGCCTGCTCGATGTTCGGGCGGCGCTTCGGGGCTAATCCGGGGTTTTGCATAGCGGCTAGGATGACTTCTTCCTTGCCGCCTATCAGGTCTTGAAGGTACATGGCGGTCCTTTCTCTGTCTTCTATGAACGGCCCGGTACGTGGGCTTGGGAGGGGTTAAGGTACGTACCGGGCCGTCTGTAGAGGACAGACGCTTACGCGTTCGCCTCGACACGCCAGACGCGCACGCCCTTGCCGAGCGTTTCGTCGTTGACCGTACGGATGGCGAAGTCCGTGCCAGCATGGCTGTTCTTGAACCGGCGAATGGCACCGCTGACGCGGTTGGACACCTTGCGCGCCTGTTCCTTGAACGCGGTGGCGCGCTCGTCGTCGCCCTTGATCGTATCCGGCACGTTGACCGGGACGAGGAACGACTGGCCGGGCTGCATGTCCTTGAACGGCCAGTTGCTCGACTGGCCGCCGCCGATGCGCTGCGCGGCAGGAATGTCGAAGCCGGTTTCCAGCTTGAAGCCCGAAGCGGCGGGAGCGGGCGCAGCGGCAGCAGGGGCCGGGGCGGTAGCAGCCTTCGGAGCGGGCTTGGGGGCGGGATTGGTCATGGTCTTTCTCCTGTGTTGCGGACCTGTGCGGAAACTTGTTATGCACGGTCCCTAACTACGTGTCAAGTGACCTGTTTGTCAACCCCGGTCACGTCGGGTATGAGTGTTATCTAGGACGCCTCGTACACGCTGTCAAGCGTCCTAGATGATTTATTCTGCCTTCGGTTCTTCCTTCTGCGCAACGGGCCGCCCGTTCGCTTCGGCCAAGCCGATGACCAGTGCCTTGTGATCGCTGTCTCTTATACACATCTGACGCTGCCGACGAGCGATCTAGTGT